GTTGTAAGGATTGCCAGCGTAGTCAAGAGTTCTTTGGGGGAGTTAAAAATAAATGCAGAGGTTGCTATATTGAATGTTTGGAATCTAATTTCACTGTGTTATCTTTCATTCATAATAATATGGCCTTTTGTTTTGATGGAATGGGATCAATCAACTTGCAATCTATAAACGATCTATTAGATAGGGATGATATAAATGACTATCAAACATTTAGAAAAGTTTTGTTATATTTACATTTCTATTTAGTAGCTAAATCGGAGAAACAATGACAGAAGAAATCAAATATATAATTAAAGTTGATGATAAGGGTGCAGTCGCCGGTATAGAAAAGTTTGAAGCAGCAGTAAAAAAATCTGATGATACAACCAAGGCAACATCATCTTCTATGATTGGAAGTTTCGTAAAAGTTGCAGGTTCTATAGCTGCTGTTAAAATTGCATATGAGGCGTTACAATATGCAATGGAACAATCTAAAATAGGCAGTCAACTTTTGAAACAAGAGATAGCTTTTTCTAATCTTGCTAAATCATCATCAACAACATCAGATAAAATTATAGCTGATATGAGTAGATTATCAAAGAGTATGATTTCAACTGGCGATCTAATTCAAGCTTCTGGTAGAGCAATGATGCTTGGTATTCCAGCAGATAAGTTAGCAGATTTAATGAAGATTGCGGAAGCTACTTCAAGACAAACAGGGCAAACAGTTACAGAAGCCTTTAATGATATTACATTAGCTGTTGGTAGACAGTCAAAGATGATTCTTGATAACTTGGGTATTATTGTTGATGTTGAAAAAGCAAACCAAGATTATGCTAAAACTCTTAATAAGACTTCTGAATCTTTAACAGATACAGAAAAGAAACAAGCATTTATGAATGCCACATTAAGAGCAGGAGCAGAGTTAATAAATAGAATTGGGGAAGGTAAAGATGATCTAAATGCAACACAACAATTTGCAGCAAGTTTCAAGAATTTTACTGATGAAGTAGCCAAGATATTTGCTGAAAAGTTAAATCCTGCAATAAAAGAAGGCGCCACATTTATGGATAAAATGGCGCAGTCTGCAAAAGAATTTAGATTAGCTATTCAATCATCTTCTACTGCAGTAAAAGATATGGGTGTTAAAGAAATGCAGGATGAAGTAGATTCTTATGATAAGATGACACCACATCAAAGAAATATGAGTTATACTGGTCAACAAATGAGTCAAATAGAAGCAATGAGAAAAAGACTTAAAGAATATAAATATCCTACAAGTGATAAGTTAGATCCTACTACTAGAGTATTAAATAATAATGATCCAACTGCTTTAACAGACCCAGATGCTATTAGAAAACAAAGAGAAGCAAATGTTGGATTTACTCCTGAAGAAGCATATAAGAATAGGTTAGATAACATTGCAGAAGAAGTAAAGAAAAGAGAAGAACTGTTTGGAATAGAAAAAGGTCAAGCAGCTTTAGATTTGAAAAGAATAGAACAGTATGGAACCGAAGAGGAGTTAATCAATGCTAAATTGAAAGTGTTAAAACTTGAATATCAACAATATACTGATAACAAGATAAATGCCTCTAAATGGTATGAAGAAAGTAAACAAAAATTAGAAGATGAAATAAAACTACTTGAACATAAAAGACAGTTAGAAAGTGGAGAGTTTACTGGGGAATCACAAATGCAAGTATACGAAGGTGAATCTTCAGAATCAAGATGGGCAAAATCATATGGATTAAATGAAAAGAGTAAATACAAGGCAGGATCAGACAAAGAAAAGCAGCTTCAAGATATGAAGGATGCAGATAAGAAATTAAGTGATGAAAACTGGTGGAAAACTTATATTGATGATGCGGATGAAGCTAAAAGAGTTACAGATATATTCAATGATTCAATGAATATAATGTCTCAAAATATAAGCGATGTATTTGGGAAGTTTGCAACTGGAGCTATGAGTGCATCAGCAGCATTCAAATCTATGATAGCATCAATGATTTCTGGTCTTGCAAGGTTAGCATCTCAAAAAGGATTTGAAATGTTATTTGGTTATCTACTTCAAGCAGGTATGGCATATGCTGGTTCATATGGTTCAACACCAACTGGAATGGATACTAATTCATATACTCAAACATCAGCGGGACAAACTGGTGGTGGATGGGCAGGTGGATATTCCGCTGCTAACGGAGCAATCTTCCCAGGTGGTTTCCAAGCATTTGCATCAGGGGGAACAGTAACAGGTCCAACATTAGGATTGGTTGGAGAAGGTAAATATAATGAAGCTATAGTTCCATTACCAGATGGAAGATCAATTCCAGTTCAAATGCAAGGTGGTTCAAATAGGGATGTTACTGTTAATATAAATGTAGATGGTGGTAAGGGTGGAACACCTGAATCTAATGATCGTATGGCAAAGCAAATTGCCAGAGAGGTCAAGGAAGAAGTAAAAAAGATTATTGCGGATGAGCGTAGATATGGCGGAAGTCTAGGCGCGCAAGCGGCAAGGAGCTACTAATGAGTCAAAGTATAAGTGGTTATAAGACATCATACAACTGTACTAAAAATCCAGTTACAAGAATTAAAGAATTGAATTTCGGTATGGGATATAGACAAATCCTTGAAGATGGATTAAATAGTGATATTGAAACCTGGAATATGGAATTTGTCCCTATGGATACTACTGCCGTTAATTCATTGTTACCTATCCTTCTAAACAGCGTTAAAGTAAGTACAAGCTTTATTAAATGGACTCCAAATGGTGAATCATCAGATAAATACTGGACAGCACACGATATTCAAAAAAGATCAGTAGGGCCTGATTTATGGACTATACAATGCACATTTAGACGGGAGTTCTTACTAGGATAAAAATATGACAACCAATGCTAAAATAAAAGGACAAATCCAGAAACTTACTAGCGGACAACTTATAGAACTCTATACACTTGACCTTGCTCCTATTGGTCAAGCAGTTACTTATAACTTCTGTAATGGAACTATGGACAACGGCGATATGGTTGAATTTAATAATGTTGAATATACACCACTTCCAGTTGAATCAGAAGGATGGGAACAGACAGGGGAAGGTAAATTACCAAGACCAACTATAAGAGTATCTAATGTTACTGGTGTATTACAAGCATCTGTTATAGCAAACAATGATTTAGTAGGATGTGAATTAACAAGACGCAGAACATTTTATCAATATTTGGACGGCGGTTCAAGTCCTGATCCTAGTGCCCAATTTCCAGTTGATACATATATAGTAGACAAGAAAACTAAACAAAACAGGATTATGATTGAGTGGGAATTAGTTGCATCATTAGATATTGAAAACATTGAAATCCCAAGAAAACAAGCAATGGGAACTTGCACACATAGATATAGAAATTATGTAGGATCGAATTTTGTTTATACAGATGTTACTTGTCCTTATACTACAGCAACATACTTTACGGATTTAGGAGCTTCAACTGCTAACCCTGCTTTAGATAATTGCGGTCGCAGATTGAGAGATTGTAAATTAAGATATGGGACAATAGTTATATTACCATTTGAAGGCTTCCCAAATATCAAGCGTTTCATTAGGGGTAAATAGTGATTCAATATCTTAAATTAAAAGATGATACTATCAATGCAATGATAGATCACGCTGAAAAGGAGTTCCCAAATGAGTCCTGCGGTATTGTCGTTAATGAATCTTACATTCCTTTTACTAATGATGCAGAGGATCCTGAAAATAGTTTTGTAATTAACAATAAGTCATTCTATGACAATTACTTGAATAAATCTATACAATATATTGTACACTCACATAACAACAAGGATCACGCTTCTGCATTAGATCAGATGAAAGCAGATGATCTTGAACTACCATCTATCATACTGAATATAAGGGATGGAAAGTTCGCAGAGTTGTTCTTCTTGCGAGTTCCTACACCTTTAATAGGAAGACCATTTAGGTTTGGATGTTGGGATTGCTTGCAGTTAGTATATGATTATTACAAACAGAAATATAAGATTAAACTTCCAAATCCACCAAGAGATATTACCTTCTTGGATAACAATCATATGTTTTTTGAAGAATATATGCAGGAATTAACTCAATTAGAAATAGTTGAGTTAGATAGTCTTGAAGAAGGAAACATACTTTTCTATATGGCAGGTGGTAGAATAATTCACGTTGGTATATATTTAAGTGAAGATAAATGTATGCATCATTGGTATAATAGACGCAGTGATTATTTCCCATTAGATTACAAGAAACAAAATCTCAAGTTTGCAATGAGGATTAAAAGATGATAGCTGTCTATGGAAGCCTAGCAAGAAAGTTAAAGAAAAACTATCCAAATGCTGATCCAAAAAGATTACCAATGGTAGTTAAAAGTGCAGGTGAAGCAGTAAGAGCATTAGAATCACAATTCAAAGGATTCAAAAGTTGGATTAGACGTAAAGGATATTACAAGGTAGTTCGTGGTGATGATGTTATGAATGATAGTAAATCATTAAATGAAAAAGAACTTACTATGAACTTCTCTGAAACTACTTGGCATATTATGCCTATAGCTGCTGGAGCTGGAGGAAAGGGTGGTATAATATCAATTGTTGTAGGTGCTCTTATGATAATTGCTGGTGTTATCGTTGGAGTTGTTTTTGGATGGACTGGAGTTGGAGGTGTATTTGCTGCTGCTTTGATAGGAGGAGGTATTGGATTGATGGGAGGAGGTATTGTTCAAATGTTATCTCCAGTTCCAAAACTCCCAAAGAATTCGGGAAATGAAGATACTCCATCATATCTATTCAATGGAGCATTAAATGTAAATCAACCTGGTTATACAGTTCCAGTAGCATATGGGAAAACATTTATTGGTTCAATCGTTACAAGTTTTGGAATTAAAGTGGAGGCCTACTCATAATGGCTAATAAGATAAGTAAGAGTACAGCATATATAATTGACTTGTTATGTGAAGGAGAAATTGAAGGTCCTGCTAATTCAACTTGGAATAAATCAACATACTTTAATGAAACAGTAGTTCAGAATGATGATAATAGTTTTAACTTTGATGGTACAACTATCAATGGAAGAACAGGAACCGCCCTAGATACAAATTCATTAAGCGATTTCAATACTGGTGATTTAATTGAAGCTGAAAATCTAGTAGGAGTAGAACTTACACAAGCAGGTGGTTCAACAGCAAGATCAATTACAGATAATGAGGTAGATCATTGTCTAGTTACATTCTCATTTCCACAAGGTTTAATGGTAGCATATGATTCTGGCAAACAATATGGTTTAGATGTTGCTATTAAAATTACAATGACTGCAACTAATGGTGCCGAAATAACTTTGGTTGAGGAAACTATAAGTAAGCAAGCAAGGTCGGAATTTAGACAACAATATAAGTTATCAAATTTATCTTCTAATTTTGATGGTGTGAATGATACTTGGCCAATAGTTATTAAATGTTATAGAACAACTGCAGATAGAACAAGTAGTTCAAAAGCAACATATGTGGATCAGATTAAATGGTATTCATATACGGAACAGAAAGAAGTTCAACTTGGTTATAGAAATAGAGTAGTTGTTGGAACCCAGTTATTAGCAGAAGACTTTGGAGACAACATTCCAAATAGATCTTGGAATATTAAAGGATTGAAAATAAAGCATCCTGATAATTATAATCCAACTACTAGAATATATACTGGAACTTGGGGAGGATCATTTTCTACTGCATATTGTACAAATCCAGCTTGGGTAGTTTATGATCTACTAACTAACAAAAGATATGGTTTAGGAATTGATGAAGATAAAGTAGATAAGTGGACTCTATATTCTATTGGTGAATACTGTGATGGTAATATAACATATAAGACAGATGTTAGACAGGCAGATGGAAGCTATGTTCAAACAGATGTAGTTCAACCAAGATTTACATTTAATGGTGTTATATCTGATAGAGAACAAGCGTTAGTAGTTATCAATCATTTCGCTAGCGTATTCCGTGGATTTCCAATGTGGTCAGCAGGATTAGTTACATTTGCTCAAGATTCACCTGGTACATTATCAAGGATTGTTTCTAATGCAAATGTTAAAGATGGTATGTTTAATTATGAGGGAACATCAAAGAGACAAAGAACAACCGCTGTTAAAGTAGGATGGAATGATCCTGAAAACTATGGTAAGAGGGATATTATTACATTAGAAGATCGGGATGGTATAATTCAATATGGATATAATCCTTTTGACTTCTATGCAGTAGGATGCAACAATAGAAATGAAGCTATTCTTCGTGGTAAGATGGCCTTATATACTAATATCAATCAAACTGAAATTGTTAATTTTGTTGGTGGACTTGAATGGGCAGACGCTTTACCAGGAGATATTATTGGAGTTCAAGATTCTAACTATGCAGGTGAAAGTTGGTCAGGTAGAATTACAGCTTCATCAACAACCAGCATTACGATTGATGCGCCGGTAACAATAGCAGGTGGAGTTACATATACTCTATACTTCCAAACAGCTACTAGTAATACTACATATAAGACTTTAACCAATAGTCCAGGATCAACATCTATATTAACTTGGTCAGGTGCAATAACAGCTCCTACTATTGGTTATGTATGGGCAATATCTTCAACAAGTTTAGCAATTCGTAAGTTTAGAATAATGAGTGTTAAAGAAATAGAAAGAAATGAGTTCCAAGTTAATGCTTATGAATATGATGCAAACAAGTATAGTTTAGTTGAAGCAGGATTAATTGTCGAACCACCTATTCCAACCACCCAACCATTAGGTGAACTAGATCCACCTTCTAATATAACAGCAGAAGCTTATAGTTGGGTGGATGGTGATACAGGAAACCGTAAGTATGGTATTCAATTAGAATGGACTGCTTCTCCTGATCCTCGTACTCAATACTACGAATTAAAATACTCAAAGGATGATGGTGGGTATTTAGATTTAGATACAGTTGGAGACACACATTACGATTGGCCAGATGTATTAGATGGAACCTATGATATTAAAATTAGAGCAAAGTCGTTAACTTCAGTATCAAAATGGGTTACATATGTAGATTTTGTTATGTCAAATGAAGTAGGAACCATTGCTCCACCAACTAATCTAATTGTCAAGGGTGGCGGATATGAATGGATTGGGCCAGATTGTACAGTTACTTGGACGGGAGTTGATGAAGGTACATATGATGGTAATACTGTAAAGAAAGGAGTTGTAAGAAACTATAAGGTTGAAGTATACGATACAGCTACAATGACCTTGAAAAGAACTTACTTCACAGCATCATCTGAAGAAAATGAATATATGTAT